TGATGAACAGGTCGCCTGCCACACTCCAAAGCTGCGGGTTGCCTTGCAGCAGCTGGGCCATTGCCTCCAGCGACTCCTGACGCTTGGTCTGGAAGCCAGGCCCGGTGATGACGCGCACGTCGTACTTGCCGACGCCGGGGTTGTACACCTTGTCGATCACGATGCCAGTCTCGTCCACGAGCTTTTTGACCGGCTCCTGCTGCATTGGGTTGATCTTGACCATCGCCGACTCGCCATCTTCTTGAATGATGCGGGCGATGCGCTCGGTGTCGTAGATTTTCGGGATCAGATCGACCAGTTGACGGCCCACGTAGCGGATCATGCGGGCGTAGTTGTCAACGTAGTGGTAGGTACCCGTGTCCGACTCACGCTGACGGGCCAGGATGGCTTTGCCAGAGCGTTCGTTGGACGTTTGGCCCAGCGATGCGTTGTACTGCCCTGTGACGCTTTTGATGTCGTCCGCAGCGCCCATTTTGGCCTGTATGAGGCCTGTTTGAGGCAGCGGAGGGGCAGCACGCTGTGGCAGCGGCAAAACGGCCCCTTGGCCGTCTGTAACGTCTGGATTGACCTCCAGATACGGCCAGTTCTGCGTGTTGGCCGTCTTCCACTGCTGCTCATAGCCCTCGAACTGGCCGCCGTAGCCGATGAACGGCGCCTTGGGGGCCAGCGCCAGCATCTCGGCTTCCTGGCTGGTCCAGTAGTTGTACATGCGCTGCGCGTCCTTGGCGTTACGCACCAGGCCGCTGACGTACAGACGTCCCTCAACCTCGAATTCATTGCCCACGCAGCGGATCACCGGGATGTGCGAGCCAGCCCAATCGGCGCGCTCCAGTACCTCGTAGCCGTTGATCTTGAGCCACTTGACCTTCTTGTGATCGGCATCGCGGCTTTTAATTGGCTTGACAAACTGCTTTTTTAGCATCTTGTCTTCAATCGTGCCTTCAAAAGCAGCTATGTTGCCCGGATACAAGTTAAGTTTTTTGCGCTCAATCTCGTAGTAGAAATACTCGGCAATGCGAACCGTATTCTCGTTGAGCCACTGGCTGATGGACTGGTCGCCCACACCCAAGGTCTGCAAGGTGGTCAGTGGCGAGGCGTTGGGGAACTGGCGCTCGTACTCGTCACGCGGCAGGTCTTCGGTGATGAAGCACCAGCGGGCGTCGGCACCGCACGGGTCTTGGATCAGCGGGTCCATGTAGACGCTGAAGCTGTTCCGGATGCGCCCAATCTTGATGTCTTGATTGAACGTGTCGGCGTCGCAGTATTCGGTCAGGATACGCACGTATCCTTCGCCGTAGGACACCTGGTTCTCGCACGCGGTGTCGTAGGCCACGTCAGCATCGGAGATGTACTCGATGTGACGGATCATGCCGTTGAAAATCTCCGCAACCTCAACGTCAGCCTGGTCATTGACCGGGATGACCTTGGGTTGCGGGCGATTTAAGCGCTGTTCATTCGTGACTTGATGTACATGCTGCGGCAACTTGTTGATTGTCAGGCATGGACGAGCGTTGATAGTCTGGCCTTGCACCGCGCCGCGAGTAGCAAGCACATCGGCAGGCCACTGCCAGTGGTTATCAGGCGATCCGGCGTAGAACCGCAGGTCGTCTAGCTCGTCCTCACGCGATTCCGACAACGCAGAAATCGCCATGTCCAGGCGGCTGCGGGCGGTGGACAAGACATCAGCGTCGCTTTTGTCCTTGGCCGAGCCACCTTCGCTGACCGCACCAGCAGCGACGACTCCTGAGTAGTCTTGCGGCATGGTTTACTTGATCTTGCTCAGAACCTTGGACACCGTTGCCTTGACGTTGGTGCCGCTGGGGATGCTGCCGTGGCAGCCCATGCCCGGCATTTTGGAGTAGGTCTCTTTGTTGCGGTCGGGCATGCCACCGCCGGAGATTTTCGGCTCACGAGCGTTGAGTTTGGCGATGGGTTCGAGTTTGTTGCTCATTTTTTGCCTTTCGTGCCAAGAACTTTGTTGGCTTTTGCGTCGATTTTAGCCTTGGTGGACTCGCTCATGCGCCCGGCTTTAACGGCCTGGGTGGCGCGTGCTTTGGCGTTGGCTGCGTGGGACTTGTCGGGCATCGGGTATGCGCGTTTGCCGGGCAGGCCAAACTCCGATTTGGGGATGGCCTTGCGGGCCTTGGTGGTCAAGGTGCTCATTTCTTGCCTTTCGGTGCCGATTTGTGCGTTGACTTGCTTGCAGCCGCGCGTTTTACGGAGTATGCTATAGCAACAGCCTGTTTTATAGGCTTTGTTTTGGCTTCCGTAGCCACATTTTTTCTAAACGCTTCTTTGGAGGTACTCTTAATGAGTGGCATGATTCGCTCCAGAATTCGGCACGAAAAAACGTGCAAGCATTGTCAAATTGTCTTCACTGTGCCGGAGTACCGCAAAGACACGGCGGCGTTTTGTAGCCGCAAGTGTATGGCACTCCACGCCCGGCAGCAAGTATCCACGAATTGCGCGGAATGTGGCGCTGTTTTTCAGCACATTTCTAGCCGCGCCAACAAGGCTAAATACTGCAGCCCCCAGTGCTATCACAAAGCAATGCACAAAAAAGGCTCCGTAAAGCATAGCTGCGCGCACTGCGGCGCAACTTTTATGGACTCGCCGTCTACAAAACGAAAATACTGTTCGAGAGCTTGCGTCAATAAAACGCGCAAAGGCGAATGGAGGCCCGATTTTTCTACCGTTCGCAAGAACATGCTCGTGCGGGGCATGTTGACTCAATGCGTGCGGTGTGGATACGCCGAACATCCGGAAATTCTTGGTGTGCATCACAAAGACCGCAACCGAAGAAATAACGATTTGGCCAATCTTGAAGTGCTGTGCCCAAACTGTCATTCGATTGAACATGGCAAGCACACTCCGCACGGTTTTAGCGAGTAGCCTTTGACGGCTTTTTAGCTGTTTTGGCAGACTCGCGGAACGCTTTGTCCGTAGGCGCTCCGCTAGTGCCCGGCTTTCGCATTTTTTCGCCTGAACCTTGTTTAATTCGTTCGCGTTTAGCGGCGATGTTGGCGTACAGCCCCGGTTTTGTCGCCATTTTCAGCACTTCCAGCGTTTGAGTGATGCTTTGGCCCGCTCGGCGTCGCCTTTGGCGTGCTTGACAACGCCCTCCATGCGGGCGCAGAAGCTGGCTTTGCGGCCTGCGTCAGCTTTGGTCTTGGGGCTTGGGGCTGGCGCCTTGAGATTGGAACCGGTGGCGGCGTTGTACTTAGCCCGGCCCTTAGCGGTTAGGCCCGCGCCCTTGCTGACGGGCAGCTTTTCGCCCCGTCCGACACTGAGAGACACGCCTTTTTTCGTTGCCATCACGCCCCCATCCAGCTCGTTGATACGCTGTTGTAGCCGCCTGTGCTTTTGACCGTCTTGGTCTTAGGCTCACGCGACTGCCTATGCGCCACGGGGTGCGCGAACGTCAACGCTATCGCATCGGCAGCGTCGGGGCTCGCCAAGCCACGGGCCTTCATGTCCTTCTTGGACTCAAGGTAGATCGTACCACGCGAGTCCGGCTTCATCTTAGGCGAAATCAGGTCCGACTTCAAGAACCTGTCGTTAGGCACGCTGGCCGACTTAAGCCACTCGCGCATCTCGCCCCATATCTCCGCCCGCTTGTTGCCGTACATCAGCGGGTTCTTGGCCTTGTTGCCAAAGTTTACGCCCCTGATCTTGTACCGTTGCTCTTTGAGCCTGTCCACCACGCCCGCGCCCAGACCGCCCTCGTCGATGTTGACCAGCGTCGGCTCAAACTCCTCGATGGCGTCGATGACGTGCCCGACCACCGTCATGGTGTCGTCGCCCCGGTGCCGGATGATCTTGATGATGTCGCGCCCTTGCCGCACGGCAATGACCGTCGCGTCCGCCCCGAACCTAGCCGGGTCTACGCCGATGACGATTGGTGCTGTCTCGTCCTTATATGGCTGGCGCTTCATGGCCGCGTCCACGATGCCGACGCTGATGAACTGATCGTCGCCCTCGTTGGGGAACTGACCGTACACCTCGACGTGCGCCTGGCTGGAGTCGGGCCCGTACTCCGCGATGATCTGCTCGTACACTTGTTTGTCGGTGCCCTCGACCGTGCGGGCGTCTACGATCATCGTCTTCCAAAAGTCGCGCTTGCTGTTGAACGCTTCGTAGAAATACCCCGTGTTGCGGCGTGGGTTGGAGAACGCCAGCCAGAACCTGTTGGGCGTGTTTTCTGTAAAGAAGCCTGACGTCACCGACCAGATCGAGTCGTCGATACCGCTGGCCTCATCGAAAATCACCATCACGCCATCGAAGTTGTGAACGCCAGCGTAAGCGTCCGGGTTCTCGGCCGACCATAGCCGGCCCTCGACGCCCCAGTACCGCGTGCCCTTCTTCAGATCACGCTCGACCAGCTCGGTCAGCCATTTGGCCGGCATCAGCCGGGTGGCCGAGACCTCGAACCAATGGCTGTTGATTGACATCGCCAGCCACTTGGTCAGCTCGGCCCAAGTGATACTTCTGAGCTGGCTCTCCGAGTTGGCCGAGATGATGGTCGTCGAGCCGATTCTGGTAGACAGCATCCAGTCCGTGATCCAACTGACCAGTGCCGACTTGCCGATACCACGGCCAGAACTGACCGCTAGGCGCAGCACGTCAAAGTCCAGCTTGCCACCGTTCGCTTTGATGTGCGCTGCCATGCTCGACAGCACCTCGCGCTGCCACTTG